GGGGCGGCCGCCGGGGTATATGGGGGCCTGCGCGGAGCTGCAGAAGCGGAAAGAGGAAAGGCGCAAAAGGCTGGGGATGGGTTACCCGCGGCCTTTTGCGCCTCTTTTCCTATTTTTTCGTATGGCAGCAGCCGTTCATGGAACAGCCCTGACACCCGCCTGAGCAGCAGGATTTCCCTTTTTTCTTACTGCGTACCAGATAGACGACGATAGCCGCCGCCAGAAGCAGGAGCGCCAGGCCGATGAGCAGCGAAGACAGATTGGCGGCGATCCAGGCCAGCATACGGTGTTCCTCCTTTCCGTGGGGAGCCCTTAGACGCGCACTTTCTTTTCGAGCTTGGTGGACTCTTTATAGGGCTTGAAGAGCATATACAGGATGAGAGCGACGAAGGCGAAGGCGAAGATGCAGCCGACGACATTCCCCTGTCCGGTGAAGAGCATCCCCAGCTGATACACAATGAGCGCGATCACATAGGCAAAGACGCACTGGTAGCCGATGGCGAAGAGAGTCCATTTTGCCGAATTCATCTCCCGCTTGATCGCGCCCATGGCCGCGAAGCAGGGGGCGCACAGCAGGTTGAACACCAGGAAGGAATAGGCCGAGAGGGGGGTGAAGGCCTCCCGCATGTTGGCCCAGATCTGCCAGCCGTTTTCGGCCACCTCGTCGAAGCCGCCGAAGAGGACGCCGAAGGTGCTGACGACGTTTTCCTTGGCGATGAGGCCGGTAACGGTGGCGACAGCGCCTTCCCAGGTGCCCCAGCCGAGAGGAAGGAAAATCCAGGCGATGGCGTTGCCGATGACGGCAAGGATGGAGTTGTTCAGATCCGCGACCATGCCGAAGCGGCCATTTTCAAAGCCGAAGCCCTGCAGGAACCAGAGCACGATGGCGGAGAGCAGGATGATCGTGCCGGCCTTCTTGATGAAGGACCAGGCGCGCTCCCACATCGAACGGAGCACGTTGCCGATCGTCGGCAGGTGGTAGGCGGGCAGCTCCATGACAAAGGGAGCGGGATCCCCCGCAAACAACTTGGTTTTCTTGAGCATGATGCCCGAAAGGATGATGGCCGCAATGCCCACGAAGTAAGCACTTGGCGCCACCCACCAGGCGCCGCCGAAGAGGGCCCCCGCGATGAGGGCGATGATCGGCAGCTTGGCGCCGCA